CTGACGTTGATCAGCTCATTGATGCCGAGAAAGAACGCCGCCGTAAAGCCAAGGAAGAGGACGCAGAGTATGAGCCGTCGTGGGACTTGGAGGCTTTAGAGGAAATCAAGAATGCCATCATCAGCAAGGACGACAAAGCACAGAATGAAGCCGAACAGGAGCGGTCGCTTGACCCATCAGGTATTGAAATCGTCACTGGTTTTCAGGTTGGCGCGGGCGCAACGTTCTACACCTTCAATCCTGCTACTGAAAAGATTGTGCGACGCAAGCAGAATAAAGACCCACGCGGTAAGATACCTATCTCTTGGTATTTCTACGACGCCGATGGTGCGAACCCTCTTGGACGTAGTGTACTGGAGCTTATCGGTCCTCTGCAAAACCTCATCGATGGCGATATGCAGGCGTATCAATACAACCGCGCTGTAGCGTTGCAGCCAACCATTAATGTTTTTGGTAACGTCAACGAGCGCCGGCTCAACTTTGGTGCTAACGCTGTCAATAAGATTCAAGATCAAAATGCGCGCATAGAGCCGATGAATGTCGATACTACTGCCCTACGCGAATATCCGAACCTGTACGGTTTACAGAAGTCACAGATGCTGAACCTAGTCAATAGTCCAGACACCTCAATCAGCGCGGAAGTTGGCAACCCTGGCTTCGGTAAGACACCGCAAGCACTCAAGACTCAACAGGCACAACTATCGATTGACGACAACGCCCTACGCAAGGGCTTTGAAGCATTCTTCGAAGAATGGAGCGAGACGGCTATCAATCTGTATTTTGCTGAGCGTAATGGCATCGAGGAAATGCAGCTTGATGATGAAACGGCCGAGAAGTTGCGAACATTGGAGCGCGATGGCCATAGTCTGGACGGCGTTGAGCTAGATGAAAATAACGTAGCAACTATTGATTTCTCTAAAGCACAAGGCGTGTTGAAGTTTAAGATTGACGCTTCAACCACCAAGGTTAATAGCGAAGCAGCACAGCTTGATGCACTAAAAACCCTGATTCAAACACTGGATGCTAGCCAATCACTCAACCAAGTCGTACCAATCAAGAAAAAGCTGGCAGCGTGGAATGCAATCGTCGCCAACTCTGGCATTGACGGACTGGACGAATTGAAGGTTACCGAGGAAGAGATGGAAGAAATGCAGCAGATGCAAGCACAGGGGTCACAGCCGATGGAGCAGACCGAGAGCAAAACGCCAGGAGCTGAGATAGAACAGCCTACTGAGACAGTAACAGGCGAGACCGCGTCGGTAGAAATGTCAACTGAGCCACAGGAAGCCGCTGAACAGAGCCTAATCGATGAATTGCGCCAAATTGGTACGCCAGAGAATCTAATCGCCGAAGTACCGAGCATGGTTGAAAAAGGCTTTACAGAGGAGGAGATAATTGCCTCCATTATAGGCGTTATCCAGAAAGAGGAGGATGAATAATGGAAGACAATCTATACCCACGCAGCACTGAGTACTTTGTGCCGAATGCCGACATGGACGAGCAGCGCGAAAAAGCCAAGGAAGAGGAAAATGCTGCTGTAGCTAAGGAGTTGAATAAGTTGCAGCAAATTGTAGACCGATGGAACGAGCGGATTGATTATTACAAATCACTTGATGCTATCCCGAATGAAGCTGTTACCGACAAAGAGCAGTTATCGATTTACACGCTGGCCCATAAGGAAGTTGTACGGATTTTACGACAAGAAAGGAGCGAATTGGAAAATATTATCAAATCTGTTTAGGGAGGTACGCTGCTTTGGTTGGCTAAATCCTCGCTAGTAGCTAACCAAAGGAGCGCATCTCACGCAGCCCAGGTTCGTCACCTGTAATCGACGTCAAAACAATGTAACGAGAAGGAGGGTGCTATGCCGCAAGCAGAAGCGGAAAGCCAAGAAGTCGTAAATACCGAGGTAGAGCAGGAGTCTACCCAAGCTGAGTCGACGGCAGCTGAAACACAAAACTCTGAGGCTTCGAGCGAGCCAGACACCAAAGCAGTTATCTCAGATAGCGGTGAGGTGGTACGTGTCAAAGTTGATAAATCCAAAGAGGACGAATCCGAGGACAAGTCAGACGATGACCCGAAGCCGAAACGGGGCAAGGAAGCCCGCCAAGAGCAACTAGAACGCGATTTAGACGAAGAAAATCGAGCTATCCGCGAATTAGTTGCCAGGCGGAATGAAGCAAGAGCTTACCGCCAGCAGTTGGAACAAGAGCAGGCGCAGCATTATCAGGAGACACCACCTGAAATGCAAGATCGGCCGCTACCAACACTAGAGCAGATCATGCAGACGGAGAATCCAGAAACTGGAGATTTCTTCACTGAATTTGAAGCTAAGGCGGTGTTGCAAAACCTACAACTACAGCAGCAGCTAGTGGGTATGCAGCAAGCTCAAGAGCAAGCGGCTTACGAAGCCCAAGTCAGTGCATCAATTAGCGGCATGTCGTCAGATGCTGAGCGAGCGCTCAAGGATTTTCCAGAGTTCGACCCAGAAGCTGATGAATATGATCCAGAACTTGACGCTGATGTAGATGAATTCCTACGAGGAATGCTCATTTACGACAACGCTGGCAATATTGTTGGTTCGCGAGAGAGTATATATCAACTATATCAGTCATTCCATAAGGCGAGAGGCAAGGGCGCTAAACGAACGGTGATAAACGATGCAGGTGATTTCCGCGGTAGCGGTGCCCGAGTCGAGAAACCGTTCGAGAAGATGTCCACGAAAGAGATGGAAGCTTATCTTCGTCGAAAGGGACATGACGTTTAAGAAAGGCTATAAAGATGGCAACAAACACGACCGCAACACTTTCAGCCGAGATGATCCAGTACCTGGAAAAAACATTCTTGGAGCGTAGTGAAGCACGCACGATTCATGCTGAAGGTGCAAAAAAGAAAACCTTGGAGAAAAACAGCGGTACAACCGTTACCTTCACCAAGCGTTCACCATTCGCCCCAGCGACTACACCGCTCGTAGAAGGTGAAAATCCGCAAGATGACGAGATTAAGAGTAACAAAGTTACTGCAACCCTGAAAGGCTACGGTAAGTGGACAAAAGTCTCGAGCATGCTGTACAACACATCGATTGATCGTGAAATGAAAGAAACGATTGAGATGATGGGACAAAATGCAGGTGAGACAATCGACGCATTGGTTCGCAACGTACTACACCAAGGTGCAACTGTTCAGTTTGCAAACAAGAAAAGTGCGTTAACTGGTATCACTGATGACGACATCTTGACTGTCGCAGAAGTTCGCAAGGCAGTCCGCACGTTGAAGAAAAACAACGCGATGGTCTACCCTGACGGCTATTTCTTGGGTAAGGTCGGTCCAGATACTGCCTACAACATCACCGGCGATACTGCATGGGTTGATGCTCAGAAGTATACTGGCCGTCCAGAACTGTACAAGGGCGAGTTGGGACGCTTGCATAAGGTTCGCTTTATCGAGGCATCAAGCAACCAGATGGAGGAGAGTAGCACTAAGACTGTTTACTCAAACTTCATCCACGGTCAAGAAGCATTCGGCGTAGTGGACTTGGCAGGTAGCGGCTTGAAGAAGATTATCATCAAGATCAGCGACAAGGGCGATACCTCTAACCCACTCAACCAGTTCATGACGGTTGGGTGGAAGGCTGAAGCGTTTGCTGCGGCAGTACTTGATCCAAAATGGATTATCAACGTTAAGACGGGCGCTAAAGACTAGCAACTATTAACAGGGGCGGTGTGAGCCGCCCCGCCAAAGAAAGGAAATAACATGGCAGAGAAAACTTCACCGAAACCAGAGCCGACTAAAGCGGAAACTCCAAACGACATGGAGGCTCAGATTGCTGCGGCAAAGAAAGAAGCTGAAGCTAGCGCCGCTGACATCATCGCGCAGGCTAAAGCGGAAGCTGAGAAAATTATCGCTGACGCTAAGGAAGCTAGCTCAGACGACGAGGTCGTTAGCCGTAGTGTCTCTAAAAAGGATATTGTCGACGCTTACGACCACGGCATGAGCCATATGGAAATTGCTCGGAAGTTCTATGGCAACGTCAATGACGACAATATGCAAAAGGTTATTAGAGTAATTAGCGCAGAGTTTGAGCCGCTGGATGACATTGACCCAGAGGTTGAAGTCACCGAAGCTTGGAGTTAAGCAAATGGACGGAACAAGAGAGGGAGAATTAAAGCGACTGAGCGAGGTATTTAATGACCCTCTCAAGTCCCGTCATGAGCGCAGACTAGCCCATGACACATTCAACAAGATATTACGCCAAGTAAAAGACAAAAAACTCACCGAATTACGTCGTAGGTTAATCCGAGCTCACAACGCTGGAGATGTAAATGCCGCCGAAAAAATAACTGATGAAATATATGATTACTCGCGACGGATGGGGTATAAGTAGAAAAATACATGATGGTGAGAACCATTTCGTGCACATCCACGAAATGGTTTTTTTGATGAGCTTATGCTATAATAACCTTACAATTAAGCACGAAGTGTGACTCCAAAAACGAGAGCGCGTTGTCATCCAAAAAGAGGGAAGCGTGCGTTGCAGCGTTGTATAAGCAGTTATCCGAGGTGATCGCCAAAGAAACGCGAAACCGCCCAAGCCAGTACGGAGCAAAGGAATAGGCCCCCTGAGTGACCAGACAGCAGACGACAACTCTTATCCAATTTAATAGCATATTTATAATTTGGAGTGTTATTGAGAGATTTGGTATTTGTGGTGTATACTAAAAATACTTTAGTAATAAATGGGAGTCTTTACTAAGATGGGAACAAAACCACAAGTCGTTAAAGGCGCTATTGGCGCCACTATTGGTATTATTGCACTAGCCGGCATAGCTGGAGCAATGGGCAATACTAACAATCAACAGCAACAACATGCGACACCAGTCGTACAGCCTGTAACATACTCAGACTGTAGAACGGAGGAAATACCGTTTGAAACGCGGTACGAGGGAAGCGTGGGTCAATACGGCTATACTGAATCAGTCAAGCAACAGGGTGCTGTTGGCAGCAAAAAGATTTGCAAACCAAACAAACCAGGTTATCAGGATAAGGTAGAGGTAGTTACACAACCAACACCTCATATTGTTGTTCGCACACCAAAGCCAGCGCCGCAACCAGTACAGCAGCAATCACACTATCGTGTCGGAGCAATCTGTCGTGACGGTTGGCAATCAAGTGCTACCGGAAGAGGCGCATGCTCACATCATGGCGGAGTAAGCGAGTGGCTGTACGAGTGAGAATATGAAAGATAAGCTTGTCGACTTTGTTGTTGGTATATTGGTAGTAGGAATGGTAATACTCGGAATGTATGTGTATAACCGCTACTTTGATAACCCTAGCAGCACAAAGTCAAACCACACTCACAGCAAGGGTAGCAATGCTTCAGGTATCACCAACCCAAGCAGTAGATATTACGATCCTATTGATGAAGACAATCATGACGAGGACGACGTGTACTATGAAAACTGTTCTGAAGCACGTGAGGATGGTGCAGAGTCAATACGGGAAGGTGAGCCTGGTTATCGGGAAGAGCTTGACCGAGATGGCGACGGTATAGCATGTGAGCCATGGCACGGTAGATAAACAACTACCGTGCTACGCAAAAATGCTGCACCACAATCTTACCGTTGCCGACACCAATACCAGTATAAGTATACTTCGGGTCGAGCATGGCGGCTTTGTGAGATGGTGAATTAAGCCAGCTGTTCATTGACTGCTTTGTGTTAGTCACATTGTCATCCCATGTCAAATTCTCGCTAGCGCTTACACAAACAGCAGCTTGAAGTTGTCTCATCTCTTCTGTGAGAGGCTGGTTAGTGTCTGGCATGAGGTGCCCTCGGTAATTTCTGGCTATCATGTCGTCAGCTTTCATTTGAGCAGTCCTTGAGATATTAGGATGTAGCTTTAATGGTGCTACACCAACCTTGGCGCGTTCAGTATTTACGGCAGCAAGTATGGACTGTTCGGTGGGCGGAATAACCTTTGGCGGAAGGGACGCATCAGATTCCTCGGCATCGACTGACGATGCTTGCTTATGAGGAGTAATAAAGCTCTTAACAGCAAAACAAACCCCTATTACAGAGATAACTAAGGCTATAGTAACTATAGTGGAGACTATCACATTGATAGTTTTCTTCATATTTAGATTATAGCAAAAAATACCAGATTTGTCAATAACGCTCCAGATTAAGAAAAGGAGCTTTTTTTATGGCATGGATGTGGAATTCACCTCGACCAGGCGCTCAAAATCAAAACTTAGCAAAAGACTGGGTAGACAGTGTGTTTGCCGGCGTCACCGGACAAACCCCTACATGGAAGCTACAAGAAACTATCGACAGAAACAACGCGGAATCAGCTAGAACGCGAGCAAAGCTGAAAGAGTTGCAAGAGCAAAAGAGTAACAAGGCTGCCGCTAATCAAGATTTGAATCTTGGCTACTACGGCGGCGGCTGGCGCAGTGGATACAGCGGTGGTAACCGTGCTAGCGCTGCCCAATTAGCAGAATATGACCAAGGCATCGGTCAGCTAGAGCATGGTTTAGGCCGGGTAGACAACCAGCTAGGTGTGCGTCTGGGTAACATCAATAATCAGTACAATACCAAGAAAAATGAGCTACGTAGCTCATGGAACCGTGCAGAGGGCCAGTTCAACGATCAAACTCGCCAAAACCAGCAGCAACGCCGCACAAACATCAATAACATCAACGACCGAGCGTCAGTTGGATTGCGCGGTTTGCTTCGCTCGCTTGGCAGCATGGGTGCTGTCGGCTCAGATATGCAATTAGCAGGACGCGCAGTTCAGAGTCAAGCCAACCAGCAGCGTGCTGGCGCAGGGCAAACATACGCTCAGAACCAAAAACAAATTGATACCACATGGGGTCAGTTTAAGAACGACTATGCGGACGAAGATAAGAAGCTGAATGACTGGAAAGCTAACGAAGACAATGCCGCCCGCCAACAATCTCAAACTACCCGCCAAAACCTGCTGACACAGTTAGCTCAGTTAAGAAGTCAGAAAGCTACTGCTCAAGGCGCCAATGGAGCAAATGCCGCTCGTGCCGACCTGAACCGTGCAAACGCTCTATCGAACGAAATCGACAACCTCGGCCGCCAGCAGAGTACTTACAACGGCAATAAGGTCCAGTACAACGCTAAAGACCTAGACAGTTACAAGGTAGCAGGCGACACAGCCGTTGGTGTATCTAACCCAGCTAACCCGGGTAGCGACCCGACACTTAGCGTCTACAACACTCGCCTCAACCAAGAGGAAGAGCGCAAGCGCCAAAACCAATACCTGTAAGCAACTAGGAGGGGATTTATAGTATGGACTTTTTTCAGAGATTAGGTAACTTCTTTACTGGTAAAGGCTGGATTAATGATGACGAGAAACGTCGCAAAGAGCAACAACCTCAGCCTGTACAACAGCAGCCAGTACAACAGTCAACTGTGCAGCAGCCAGCATGGATTCGTCAGAATGCACAGACGCCTACTATATCACAGCCCTCGACACCGAAAGTCAATCTTAATCCCCTCCAACAGGCTAATCAAGCTACTCAGCAATTAAATCTGAATAGCCAGAACAATCAGCTAAAACCACAGGTGACAGCAAATGATGCACCAAAAGTGCTTACTCCGCAGGGACAGCAAGATTGGGCTAACCAGCAAAATAAGCAGATACAAGCACATAACATGGCCGTACAGCCGCCAAAGCCGCAACAGGTACAACAACCAGTGCAGCAGCCTCAACAGCCGCAGAAACCTCAGCCATATTTTGTCTATCAAAATCAAAATGGAAACCAAACGCTGAACGATATAGCTAACCAAAACAAAGTGCCAACCCTAGCTCAACAAGTACAAAGGACAACACCGCTGCTTCAGCAGAAAGTAGAGAGAATTAATGCACCGATAAGCCTGAAAGAGAATGAAAAGGCAAACTTTTTTGATTATCTAAACCCATTCGGGCGACATGGATTATTCGGTCCAAAAAATCAACAAGATTTTCAAAGAGCGGTAAAGCCTGTTAATGACGTACTCAGCGGTTATGAGAAGTGGGTAGACTCTAGCGATAATAAAGAGGGATTCCAGTGGAACGACCCCATGGACTACGCTCGCTTTGTTGCCAAGCTGCCGTCTGGTATGGCTAGCGGGTTAATAAACGCACCGTCAAAGATTGGTGCAGCAATGGGCGGGTACCGCGTTAAGGACGATGGAAATGTAGAGAAATTAAGCGACGAACAGAGAACAGCGACGCTGCTGGATGGGACTATTGATGTCGGCGGATTAGCGTTCGGCGGTAGCGGCACTCTATTGAAATCACTTGGCAAGCAGTCCGCAAAACAGGCGGCCGACCGAACTGCAAAACAGGCAATATTGAATACGGTTAAAGAAATTGCTAAAGATGGTGCTAAAGAAGGACTTGAGGAGTCTACTCAGACGTTTTTGGGCGATGTAGCCGATAACGGCAGATTAGACGCCGGAAT